TAGAAGAGCCTACGCCTGCGCCGTCTTTCACGCTACCCGACCAGGCTCTCGATGTTGAAACAATTGTGGACAACTCCGATAAGAACTGGGATATCTCACAATCTTTGGAGATGCACCCGAGCGTTACAGAGCGTTGGTTGAATATCTTGGGCACTCCCACAACGCTCGGTGTGCCCTTGCCGCCGCCTATCAAGCCGAAAGACCCTGTCGATCAACCAGAAGGTGAACCTACCTTCTCGGGCCAACTCATCGGCGGCACGATTGAAATGGCGAAGCATCTGGCCGATTTGCCGCGCAGGACGCTTATGCTGATTGGCCAGATGGAACATAGACCTTTCATGGGCACAGAAGTCATTCCTGGTGCGACTCCAGAGGAAATCCGCACTGATCCTTTGTATCGAGCGGCGGCTGTAGTATCTGAAAGAGCGTCTGTCGGCACGGATTTCCTCTTGAATACACATCCTGAATGGAAAGCCAACCCGCCCGATAGTTTCAAGGACCTCATCACGAGTCCGCGGAAAATCGTCCAAGGGGTCTTGCGGGCGGTCCCATTGCTTGCAGGCGCAGGGTTTGCAGTAGCGGCAGGCCAGCCGGGGGCTGCATTAACCATGATGTTCGCAGCCGAGAGCAACGCCGCGAAAGAAGGATATCTTGCCAAGGGCGCAACAGAAGATAGTGCTGAATCTGCGTCGAACGTATACGGCTTTGTAGCGACTGGGATAGAATTTCTGAGCGTAGGACATGGATTGAAATTGCTCGGCAATCTTCGGACTGTCATTCTGAACCGCTCTGCCCAGAAATTAGCCATTGCCTCGGTAGGCAAGTCCATAACAAAGCAAATGGCGACGACGGCTGTTTTGCAATCAGTTGAAGAGGTAGGCCAAGGCCGATGGCAGGACATAGTTGGCTTGACAATGCTAGACCAGCCAATTGAAGGGGGTTGGCGGGGTATGTTGGACCGCAGTGCCCAGGAAGCGACTATTGCAACAGCATTGACCCTGGCAACCGGGGGATTAGGTATCACCGCCGGTAAGGTAGGCCAGATCACAGAAGCCCACACAAACAAGTTCAATAAGGCTTTACAGGCCAAACAAGAGGATATTCAGACCGCCCTTGTGAACGGCGACGCCCAACAGGCGGATAAACTCATCAACGAAGCCGTCCAGGAAGCCACTGGAATTGATCCCACAAAGCCTTTACCAAAGGCTGAGATCGAGTTCACAGCCGAAGAAGAGGCTGCCCAAGCTGAACTAGAGGCTGGCATTGAGGCCCCTGGTGAGCCCGCCAAGCCATCCGAAGCTAAACCCCCGCCGTTGGCCGGTGAGAAGGAGATCGCGGCACAGGTCAAGGCAGAGCCCACGCCAGCGGTGCGTAAGATTCGTTCTGCTGCATTTCAGTTGCCAGATAGGTCGGTTATAGAAGGCACGAGCCATCCAACAATAGTATTGCAATCAAAAGATAAGGGGATAGAGATACCAGAAACTGCAATTGCTGGATTTGTAACGGCGGAAGGAAAGTTTGTTACCAGAGAAGAAGCTGCTGATATTGTTGGGCGCAAAACTCCATTAGAAGCACGAGAATTGGGGCCATTTGGGCGAGGCCCAGAACGGATCGTAGTCCAGCCGCCCATTGAGGAGCCTACGCCAGCGGTACGGAAAGAGGAAATACCAACCCCCGAGCAGGCCTTCGACCAGGTCAAGACCCAAATCAGCCAGTCTATCGGAGCGGCAAGGGCCGGATTTGAGTCTTTCGACCCCGCAATGAAGCGAGCCCAGAAGCGGGCCGTCGAGGGGGATGAGAACATATTCCTCGTCCAACGGGCCGGTGGTAAGTGGGTAGCCCAAGATAAAATCCCGGCAACCGGGCATTATACTATCGTCAGACCGGATGGTACTGCGGAGTTCATCAAGCAGGCTTCTCTAACAGCCGAGGAGTCCGAGGACTTCGCCGAAAAGCTCAAAGGCCCGAAGATCACCGACAAGGCCGAAGCCATCAAGACGAAGTTCATCGAGCGGCTGGATAACGCCGAAGCGTTAAAGAAGGAACTCAAAGCGTTCATCAATAGTTCCCTACCGGCTTCGCCGGAAAAGATACAAGCCCTGGGGATCCTGGACAAGATCAGCGCCAAGAAATGGGACAAGATCAACGTCAAGAATTTCGGTGAGGCCCTGGCTTTTGTGGACTTCGCGGCTGAGAGTCTGCGTAAGCAACAAGCCGTTACAGATTACAAAAAGACACTCAAAGACCTCAAGAAGAAGTTCGGCACCAAGAAGACATTGCTCGGCGAGATGAGACCGGAGTTCGCCGAGAAGGTATCCGGTTTGATCGACGGGATTGACGTCGCAAAGCTCGGGAGCCGGAAAGAATCTGATCTCAAGGGTCTCCAGCATAAGATTCAAGGACTGGCGACTGCACTATCACAGGAAAATCTGATTCAAGTTGACCCGGACTTGCCCGATGCTTCTGTCCGGGAACTCCTGAAGATACCTGATGCCCGGTTGGCGCAGCTCGCCAGATTGGGCAAGACCCCGCTGACTGATATGACCGCTGGCGAAATAGAGTCAATCAATGACGAACTGGCGAGGCTCGTCGGCCAGAACAACCTCAAGAACAAACTCATCACCGCAAGGGGCGTCGAAGAACTCAGTACTGCTCTGGAAGATACTCAGGAAGAGATGATCCCGAGCAAAGCTGTTCGTAAGGGCAAGGAACCAATCCAGGCCGGGCCGGTGGGTCGGCTCGTCAAACTCGCTGGGTCATCGGTGGCTACGTCAATACAATCAACTACCGGGAGTCTCCAGAACACAACCAGCAAATTCCTGATGTGGGATATCATGGACGGTCTCGGTAAGCGGTACGACATGCAGCGCCGGACCAAAGAATTCACACAGAACCGAATGAACGAGAAGGGAATCAGCTTTGAAGATGTGAAGACTTGGCGCAAGACAACCCACACATTTGAAAAGGTCACTAACCGGCACACCGGCAAGCCGATCACTCTGAACGAAGACCAGATACTTTCAATCTTGATGGATGTCCGTAATCCCGATAACCGGGCAGCGGCGCAGCGGGGATACAACTGGACTGAAAAGACTTTGGCGGGCGTAAAGAAGCAGTTCGATACCGGGTCGCTGACTTTACAGCAACTCGGGGATATCTTGAAGCCCATGACGGCGAAGCATCGGGCAATGGCTGACATCGCAAATGAAGTCCTCGACACCAAGACCAAGCCCGAACTCAGTGATACTTCAATGAAACTCTTCAATCACGATATGTTCCGGGTGGATAATTATTGGGCGATGAACCGCGTACTGCCTTTGAGTCTTGGCGGAGCCCGAGCCGATATCCAGGCGTTGTCGAATATGGGCATGAGTAAAGAGCGCATCGGTGGTTCGCAGCCTTTGAAGCTGATTCCGTTCTTCAACAAACTCCACAACTCAATCGAAGAATCTTCGGCATACGCACACATGATGGTTCCGTTATTCAACGCCAAGTCAATCATGGCGAGTAAGGATTGGCAGGATTCTATGGTTGCCGCCGGACGTCAAGACGAGATGAAGCAGATCATTGCCAAGTTCGAGGTCCTTGAGAAGTCGGCACACTCTCAAGACGCTCTGGCACAGTGGAGCGGGGCATTGACAAGGGGATATGGTCGGTCGGTTTTGGCTTTGAACGTCGGTAGTATCGCGGCACAAGTAACTTCAGGACCGTTACTGATAGCAGTCGATCCCGTCCAGTACGTCAAGCACCCATTGCTGCCGAGTTCCAAGACTCTTCAGGATGAAATCAATGCTCACAACGGTGTATTGTGGAAGAGACGCAACTCGGGTCAGAGCACAAAGGACATCGGCGATATCCGGGCGACTCATGCCGTTAATGAATTCTTCTTCGATAAGAGCGGTATTCTGAACACTCCTATGAAGCTCCAGGCCGCTACCGACAACATGGTCATTCAAAAGGTATGGCGGATGGCCAAAGGTCATGTCGCCAGCAAGACGCAACTCACGCCATCATCAGGCCAACGGTATTGGGATGCCGTTAATCGCCGAACATACGAACTCATGCTCACTCAACCGAACTGGGAGCCGTTCCTGCGGAGCCAGTTGTTGACATCGCCGGACGTATTGACTCGGGGACTCATGGCATTCCGATCACCTGTGGAGGCTTTACACAACACACTCTTGCGAGCCGATGCCGACGTTGCTAATGAACTACCCGGCGCTCGCAAAAGACAATTGCTGGCCTACGGAGCGGCTGCGACTTCCCTGATAGCCTATAGGGCCGTTAAGACGGCCTACATCGAAGGCAGGAAAGCATTGCCAAAACTAGCTGGTAAAGACGACGAGAAGGATAAGGGCGACGGTATCCTGTCAGACGCCGGTGAGAAGTTGTTGTATGATTTCTTTAGCGTCAGCCCCATAGGCAGGACCGCCGGGGTAGTGATCGTGAATCGCATCGTCGCTGGTGTGAAGAAAGAACGTCCCGGCCGAGGGGTGATCGAACGCATCCCGATTGCTTCGGTCGCCGAGACAACAGAGAGACTTGCAAGTAATATCGGAAATATGATCGGGCGTAAAGCAGAAGGCGATCCCAAATGGGATGAGAAGATGCCCGATACTATTGAGCTTGCAGTGAGACTTGCCGGACACCTTGCAGGGTTGCCGGTAAATGCCCCACTGTCGGTTGCAAAGCCGGTACTGGAACCGGAGAAGAATAAACTCCAAGACAAGCTCGAAGATATCAACGTCTTTGAAATCAATAAGAAGATCGAACAAGGACTGAAAGGTGTACGAAGATGAAACGTGCAATAATTCTATCGCTGTTACTCTGTACTTCAATTTTCGCCACCGTTCCTCAAGGCGAGAGTACGAGAGAATACTTCGTCTGCGATAATGTGATAACAAATTTCACCTTCACAATGCCGTCGAATTCGTCGGATGACATTTTCGTATATCGGCACACCATAGCGACCGGAGCCGAACTCCTACTGACTATCAGCACACAGTACACGATAGCGCCAACATCGAGCGACTACCTCAACGGCGGCGTGGTCACTACGATTGCCACTTATGACAGCACGTTTCAAATAGTGATTGTGCGCAAGATCAAACAAAGTCAGGAGCGAACGTCGGCTGTCATTAGTGTCAATACGGTTGTCCTGGGATTGGATAAGGTAACTCGCCAAGTTCAGGACTTATGGGACAGGTGGGAGCGAACAGTCCGTTTGCCGGAAAGTTTCAGCGACTCGTTCGATATGGAATTACCTTTTATCGAAGAGGGATATTTACGAATAAATTCCTCGGATGAGATCGAGATAGACACAGGCGTATTGGGTCTAGCCTGGAGCGATCCCGTGGATTCGGATATCATACCTAATCTCGACAACGTCTATGACATCGGCAGTGCGGCGCTCTCATTCAAAGATATTTATTGGGATGGTATCGGATATGGCGATGTGACCGGGGATTTGACGGGTAATGCTGATACGGCAACGACAGCTTCGGGTGTCGTTCCTGACTCTGTGGCTTTAACAACTGACACTACCGGGAATTACGTGGCTTCAATAACCGATGGACTGGCGATTGATGGCGGTGACGGAGGCTCTGAGGGCGCTGCAATTACGCTGGCCTTCGATCCGACGGAGCTACTTGGAAGCAGAACGTGGGGCGACGGCTCTACTGACACGATTGTATGGACGTGGGACCGAGCTACGGGTACGGACCCAACACTGACATTCGGCAATGCACTGATAACGGCTGGCCAGGGTTTTACGGTGACTGGCGGACTTACAGCCTCGACCTACATGGACATAACCCCAACTGCAAGCCAGGCTCATTCAGAGGGCCGGATGTATTACGATTCCGACGTCGATACGTTTGTCATGTATAATGCAGAAGCGGACATTGCCTTGAACGTGGGTGAAGAGAATTGGGTATTTGTGCGCAACGGTACGGGTAGTACGATCACAGACGGCCAAGTGGTTTACTTCTCAGGAGCAACCGGAGGCAGGCCCAACATCATATTGGCCAAAGCTGATGCTGCTGCAACTTCACTGGTGGCTGGATTAGCAACTCACGATATAGAAAATAATAGCGATGGTTACGTGACCGTGTTTGGCGTAGTGCGCGGTGCTGTCACTACCACAGGACTGTCCGGGGGCGACCCTCTGTATCTATCGGCTGCGACTGCCGGGGCATTGACTACGACACCACCGACGCCTCCTAATTTCATAGTTATGGTCGCAAAAGTTATGACCGTCAGTGGGAACGGTGATGTTTTCGTTTGTGCCGACCATATAGATTACAGCGATGGTGTGGTTTTCAATTCATTCAACACAGTCGGCGACATAACAAGCGGCGACAACTTCATCGCCAGCCTCGGCGCAGAAGGAACGCCTAGTTACACCTTTACGGGCGATACGGATACGGGTATGTGGTCCCCTACCGGCGATACCCTCGCATGGAGCCTCGGCGGGTCTGAGGCTATGCGGTTGGATGGGACTGGGTTGGGGATTGGGGTTAGTCCTGGGGTAAAATTGGATGTGTATGGTACTAGTGCCATAATGAGAGTACGGAGACAGAACAATAATTTTCCCCCAGGTGTGATATTCCACAGAGAGGCGGCGGGTTCTGGTGATATTTCTGTGGGCTATTCTCTTGGGAATTTGAAATATGTAGGAAATACGGCAGCGTCCTCTGCGCGAGAGTTTGCTTCTCTAGATTTTATCGCTACTAACGTCGGCGATGGGACGGAGGCAGGATATTTTTCTTTCTTAAATAAAGATATGGGGAATATACTGACAGTCCTTACTTCTAGTTTTGTTGGTTTTGGAGGCGAAGCCACCCCCGAAACCCTAACCGAATGGACAAGTGCTGTCCCTTATCTCACCCTCCACAACAGCACTGAGGAGAACGCAGACGGCGGGCGAGAGAGTCGCCTAATCTTTAAGGGGGAGCAGGACGGCACAGAGGAGACTACACTTGCCATGATGGAAGTTGCCCATGACGGTGCGGCTGATGACGAGAAAGGTTATATTGAATTCTTTGTGAATGATGGTGCTGATGGAGATACACCGACATCTGCATTGAAGATTGATAGTACCCTCTCGGCGGCATTTGCAGGTGGCGGCTCTTTCGCCGATGTAGTCTCTGGTGTTACACCCGTGGCAAGTGCTGACTTTGCGACTAAGGAGTATGTCGATACGGCAATCGGCTTCCAGTTCGATTATTTCTTTGGGGATACGGCGTCGGATATCGGAGGAATTTACTATGCGATGACGGATCAGGACTTGGGTGGGGGAGAATCCACCTTATCCACTGCGGGACTTACGCAGGCGGATGACCAGCCCCTTGTGAATTTTGCCACATTGTCCGGAGAACCGGGCGTGCAGGCATTGTCAGCCGGCGTGTATGACGTACACTTTCATGCAGAGAGAACTGGGGGGAGCCGTGCCACGGTACTCTATGCCGCGTTATATAAATATGAGACTGACACGACCGAGACTCTGTTGGGCACAACCGAGGTATCTGGCTTGGTTACTTCTAAGGAAGAGTTCGATCTGCACATGAGCATTGCCTCCGAGATTACGATTGATGCAACGGACAGGCTCATCATCAAGTTCTTCGCTAATTGCGATACAGGTGCAAATACCACGATTGCTTTGTACCAGGAAGGTGATACTGTATCACACTTCACATTCTCCACAACGTCGAACATTTTGAATTCCCTTTACTTGCGGGTGGATGGGGCTACAACCTTGGCCGGTGCGTGGGACATGGGCTCCCAAATCCTGACAAACGTGAATATCGACTCCGGGGTCATTACCGGGATCACGGACCTTGCCATAGCCGACGGTGGGACGGGACAGAGTACGGCCCAGGCTGCGATTGACGCCTTGACAGCAGTGTCGGGGGCCACCAACGAATACGTTCTGACAAAGGACACAGGCACCGGCAACGCGAAATGGAAAGTAACGGGCTCCGCCAATATTGCTGGCGATCTACCAACTATTAACGATTCTGACGCTAATGCGATGCTCAAAGATCATGCGTATTTAACCCAAACATCGGGCTTCGTTACAGCTTGGAGCGATGCAAGTGCGAATACCCTATCCGGGTATGTTCATAATACTGATGATCCTGCTGGGGCGGGTGTCCTTGTGATAAAAAACAAAGTCGATAATCTTAGGCCGGGCATTTCAATGTTCGTTGGTGATGGCCTGTATTTTGAAATAGCACTAACCACAGGAACCCCCATAATAATATGGACCCCGCTCGTCAATGGCGGCGCGGCACCGATAGATCAAGAGGCACCATAGAAAGGAACGCAGCTTATGAAATGGATGAAGGACAATGGATTGAAAGTTGTTATTTCGATTGCAGCATTGGCGCTCGCTGTCGGGTTGGCCGTACAAGGGGCAGGTAGATTGAAAGGTTCTGAGGCTGAGAAGATTTCACACAACCACGAGGAAATAGTAGGCGTTAAGGCTGCGATCAAAGACGAGATAAAGCCCGCCCTGTCCAGGGCGATCAAGCACGTCGATCAGGAAGAAATCGACACACCGCGAATCAAGTCCGACATCGCCGGCATCAGGACAGACTTCAAGGACTTCACGACAGAGCAGCGAAGCGTTAACAAAGAAATATTGCTGAGACTACCGAAACCCGAGTAAAGGAGAATTACAATGAGAAGCAAAGCAATCCTAATCACAGCACTGTGCCTCGTGGCCTGCCTAATTGGCACAGCCTACGCGGCGACAACCATCACGTTCAACATCAGTGCGGTTTATGCAATCGAGTTGTTGGAAGCGTTCGGAGCCCAGGATGACGCTCACGTTCAGATTAAGATCCGGGGTAGCCAGAACGCCGCGGACCCGAACGTACCGGACTACTCGGCGACTGTGAGTTTTAGGACGCCCATCAGAGACCCTAACGATAGCAACGTCGTCTACGCAAAGAAGCGGATCGCCCTGATCGTGGATGCTTTCAAATGCGCCCAGGAGAACAAGCTGAATGAAGATATAAGAGCAGAATATCACGCCAACAGGCCGCTATTTGACCCGAACGTGCCCAGCGGTATCGACGAAGAGTAGCCCCATGAACATTCGTGAACAAGTGCAACAGCTTGGTAAGGAACTATTGACGTTAGCCGGATTACAGGCCGATATCGAGGAGAGGGTAAGTGTCTGCAAAGAAAAACTGGAAAAAATGAAAAGGGAGCTTGACAACACATTAGCTATCTTGGATAATGAACACTAGCAATACGATTGATAATCTGCACAGAGAAGTTAATCGGGCGTTATGAAATTGAAAAGGGAATACCATGCCAAAAGAACAATGTAGTACATGCCGGTTCTGGCGAGGCCTTCCAAAGAGCATGGGGCCAGATGGTTATTGTCGAAGGCATGCGCCACTGCCAACCGCAGACATAGACCGTCGTAACACTCAGTGGCCATGCACTACTCAATCTAGCTGGTGTGGAGAATGGGAGGAAAAGAAATGACACCAGAATCAAAGATCATCCAACTCGTCGTCAGAACTGTTCTCTGTGCCCTTGTGGCGGGACTTCTCCTCGCAGGTATTGTATGTGTCCGTTCGTGCGCCAAGCGACTCCACACTCACCCGGAGCCCGGACCCACCAGTATAGAGCAGGTTGACCCCAACCAATCAAAGGAGTAAGCTATGAGTGCAGTGGAAATAATAGTTCATGGTATCTTTCTTGGATTGCTCATGTGTATTCTGTATGAAGTGCATGGGACTAGAAAGTAAGAATGAGACTCCGCGATAAACTATTCATCTGGCTCATAAAGGGCCAGGCCAAGAAGATATGGAAAGGATGGCAGAAAATGGCCGAAAGAGATCAGAAACCGTTTTACCTCTCAAAGACTGTGATTGCAGGCATGGTAGCCATTGCAATCGGTATAGCCAGTGCGTTCGGTGTAGGTGGGCTTGAAGCAGAGACGGATATCACGACTGAGCTTATCCTGCAACTCACCACCGCTGTAGCTGGATTGGTGGCAGTGTACGGTCGACTGACGGCCACGAAGAAGCTGACGAAATAGTTGCGATCATATTACCGACGTCGGTAATATGATCTACAGTATCAAGAACGCAGTATTTAGGAGAAAAGAACAATGAAGACGATGATTGCAGCACTGGCAATTGTGCTACTGATGACAGTAGTAACGAGTGCGAATGACTTGACAAGCTGGACGTTATGGAGTCGGGATGCGGATAATTCCGTCGAGCAGCGAATCGGCCTGGATACCGACCCGGTGGAGTTCGGTGTCCTGGGGCGATGGTGGCCTATTGATTCTGCGCCACAAGTTGCCGGCGGATATGTATTCCTGCATCTACCACAGCCGATAGAAGTCGATAACCCCTTCAAAGACTTGATCCCCGGCTTACCCGATACGTTCCTGGGCTACGCCTACGGCGGCGGTAGCTTTGGTATCGACCTTCTGGACGGGAATACCCAGAAAGGCTTCTCAGCGTGGCAGGCGGGCGTCCTGGTAAGCGGTGAGGAGAACACTGACGTCGCCTTGATCTTTGAGTGGGCCCGCTATGACTACAAGGACAATCTCGGCGCCGCCCGTGAAGATGAGGATGTACTCAGTTTCGGGCTAAGGATTAAGTTCTAATGACTGGTCCAAATCCCGGGATAACATGGCCCCAACTCATCTGGGGGTTGTTCAAGAGCTACGTCAAAGATATTTTTCGGTGGCTCAAGAAGTGAGCTTTTCAATTGGCCGGCACCGTTCTTTCGATTCCTTTCGTTCCGGTGCCGGCCGCGCTTATTTGCCTTTCTACAGAGGACATCCAGCGTCCTCGTAAATTTCTTGCATGACTTCACGCGGAGAATCGCCGTCGCGCCATTGTTCTGTCCAATCACAATCTCCCAATAGCCATGTTACTTTTGCCTTTCGGGCCATTCGCCTCAATTCAGATAGCCACGCTTTGTATTTCGGGTCCAATTTCTTGCTCATTATGATCCTTTCTCAGCCCGCCCGGCTATTGCAGCCCTCATCTGAGGCTCAATCACTTCTCTTTCGGTTGTATAGGGACGATTACAATTCGGGCATGGCCTGTGTCGGCGATTCCATGACCAATCACCCATAACGTACTGAACACCTTTTGAGTCTCGAACAAGCCGGTGGGGATATTTCCCGTTTTGGCGGTACCATGCGACTTCTCTTTGTGCCGACTCCTCGTATGTCATTTCAATCATTCTTCAAGTCCGGTTGATAAATTCACGCAGGCCCGCAACTTCTTTACGCAGTTCGCTTATCTCTTCGCCTTGAACTTGGAGTTGGTCTTTCAATCGCACAACCGTCTTCCTAAGTCTCGCCGCACGCTTCTTGTACCGGAATGCTTCGGCTATGGCATTGTCTATACTGTCGTGAACTTGTCGCATATTCCTTTCCCCAGCCCGCCCGGCTCCACTGTCCGTCCTTGGCTACCGGGCAGGCGGCTCCGTACCCGTACTCAGCAATTCATTACGTTTGCTTTGGGAAATAATAGCGGCCACAAATCGTCGGTGTCACAATACCCCTTGCCGTGATATATCACGTTGTCAATCTCATTGCCGTTTTCATCTTCGGCAGGTCCAGACATAACATGGCTACAGTCATTGTCCATGACGATTGTCAGGTTGGCGTCGTCAACTTCCCCTGATTGCACTGCTTCATGTAGCTCTTTTAGTGTCTTGTATACTTTCATTCTTTGCATCCTTTCGCCCGTGAGGGCTCTAAATAAATGGTAACATTCCTTTGAGGTTCTTCAAGCAGACCCTCATATCAATCACTCTTTCGCAGTACTTGTTCACTAATCGTCGCCCGTTGGCGTTCTGCTTCGTGAACGACACCAATATCAAATGGATAGGCTCCGGCCGCTCCTTATTCCATTTACGGCACTTGCTGCGAGTAGGGCCGTCGAGAAAGCCTTTGACCTCCTCGATGTGAACTCGCCCACTGGGGCCTGTAATCCAGAAATCTGGCAGGTAACTGCGAGGGGCGCGGGCATCGTCATCGAATTCAATTCGCTGTAGCTCATACCCCCAGTCACGAATATAGGCATCTTCTTTTGGGTCCAGTTCCTTGCGAAACTGGCAGTACAGTGCCCAATTGTATTCCGCTTTCGATCTAAACTTGATGCTCTTACCGTCGAACGTGCCCCACGTCGGCTGATTGCCATACTTCTTCTGTAGGGGCGGTTCGTTAAATCCCATCATCTGAGCCATTCTATTTTTCCTTCAAAATATCCGTAAACTTGAACATCTTATCGCCTACTTCGATTCCTTCCTCGGCGAAATCCACCGAGTCTTGTTCGGTCGCCATGCACGATTCGATTAACCCGAGCGTTTCCGCCCAATCTTGAACGTCTGCGCCCCTTCATCAGCAGCCTTCGCCATTGCGGCGGTGAATAGAATTCCCTTGTCTTTCATTTCGGCATTCTCCTAACTCTCAGGCACTTAGGCCATTCTTCTGGTTTTGTGCTGACTTTATTATTCAGGACTCCGGGTGGACAGAGGTCCGTGGTGTCGATCTGCTTGACGTAGCAATGGACTCCGGCTTGCTGGCACTGGTTGACGATGCTCTCGATCCATTCGATCTTGCAGGGGCGGCGGTTCGGGCCGGACTCGCAGCCGGTGATAATTGAGTCCAGCGTTGGGAATATCTCGGCGTGGGTGCCACATTCAACGCAGTACTCCCTTTTGCCCCGCGAAAGCAACCGATTCGATTCTGTGTGATGCCACGCCTTTTCACACTTGCATTTGTACGCCCGCCCACCACAATAAGGAATGATGTCAACCGACTTCAGCAGCGGCTCGAGCGAAAGCCCCCGCACCTGCACGGGGATCTTCAAGAGAATCGGCACAGCCTCGTCAACTTCGGCCTGTGTGGACGCTGAGAAGTACAGGTGGATGTTGGGGAGGACGTCAAGGTTCTGGAAATACTCCAAGGCCCGGCCCCATCGCTTCGTAAATAAGAGATACGTATGCCTTTGCGTGGCTTCAATGGTGCTGAACATCTTGTCAATGAACTCGAACGGCACATCCTTGTGCCAAGTATCCGACATCGAGTTCACGAAGATCGTCCGGGGCTTGCGCCAGCGAAGGGGCTGCTTTAACCTATCAGGTAAAAGCTGGACCGTCGAGAACGGTTTGGCGTATTGCGCGGGCAACTGCTTTCCTTTTGCGTAGGCAACATGCCGTTGCGTATGAAGGCGCTCACTCCAACAGAACATACAGCCCTGCTTGATCTTCGTACAGCCAACGCACACGTTTAGGACTTCATCGCAATATGGGATTCCTGTTGCCATCATTCTCCTTTCAGAGCTTTTTCAATAAATGCCAAGATATATCCTTGACGTGTACCTATGCAAGTGTCTCCACTTTTCTGCCATTCTAATATGTAGTCGCGAAGTGTCTTCAGAGCGTCGTCCTTGGCCTTGAGTTGTTTGGCTTGTCGATTGAGTTGCTGTTCGCACTCTTCAAGAAGGACTTTTAGCCCGGCTACGTCATTGTTGTCGTACTTATACCCGCCGTCAGTCAAGTCTACTGCCTTGTCTATTCTCGCTCTCATGTTATTTCCTCAAACTTGAATCGGGTTCAGTAACCCAATCGTATTCGCCTTTGTATATCGGCTTCTCTACGGGTTGCCCTTCCATATCCTTGTCGTGCAGGTGCAGTACTGAGCCTTTGATAAGCTTAGTCATTGTCGTCCGGCCCTTCTTTGTGTGCGACAGAGAACTTATAGATGGAATGATGCGGCATACCTCATTGCCCACAGCAACGTATCGACGAGCAAAATGTTCCGGTACGACCTGTACCTTCAAACGTGACTCCCACCAATCTGTAGAGTCGCCTGAGTGCTTCGATAGTGCGGGCAATAATATACCTTTCCACCATGCTATCTGGCAATGCGTGATGTACTTCTCAGGCTCAAATACCTCAATGCCGCCGCCGTACTCTACCTCGGCAAGTATCTCATCCATCGGCTTCTCGAACGTCCTTGTGCCGTCAGGTAGTATGTTGACTAAGGGGTAGGTTGGCATGGTAAATATTCCTCAAATACTTTGCTCCATCCACACGTACAGTCCTTCTTAGGGTCAGCGGCTTGGTCGCACCTAAAAGAGTGCCTACCGTGCAAGCCAAGTAGCATCTGCAACTTCTTGTTCTCGGCGCATAGCTCTTTTACTCGATCAATCTGCTTGTCCGCAATCATCGAGAATCCAGATAGTCTACTTTCAGGAGACAGTCCGTTCACGGTCATCTTCTTAATACGAGACTCTAACTTCTCATTCTCGGCTTGGAGTTCGGCGATGATATTCAATCTATCGCACTCCAATACTAATGGGCAATTGTCGTGAACGCTACAATCTGGTTCCGTCCATTCTTTCAAAAGAGCTTCCTTATCTAGCGTTCCGCAATCACCAACAATTATATCCGCACTCCCGCAGTTGCCACAGCATGATTTATCATCTTTCAGTGACAATCGTAATTGATGGCACTTCTTGCAAAAGTACTCGCTCTTCTTACAATTGATATAGATTTCATCCATCTTTCTTACTCCTTAAAAAGCCGAAGAGGCATAGCTCGGTAGAGTTATCTATCAACTGCTAGGGCTGACGTAACACTCGTTTTGCTTTCGCTTTACTGACTGGCTACCAGCCGTCTATGCTCAAAACGGTTTTAACCTTCTTGGCCCGGTTCTCTTCGCGGTGGTGCAGGCTCTCTCATTGCCTTGTCAAATGCGTCCTCCGGCGGAGTTGGGTCGAACTCAGGCGGTGGTTCCCAACCGGCATCTGGTGCTAGTGCCGGTTGGGAGCCTACGACATGGCCTCTCTTGGCTGGATTGAAATTTGGTACAGCCTTAGCCCTAATCCTGATACCGCCCGTTATCCTACCGCCAAAGCTGATAGTCGGGTCACGATAGAGAACGACTTCCTTACCCATCCACTGATCGAAGTCGTCAGTGCCAAGAATGGACTCGACTAAAGAACCATTGGTGAAATTCATTACCAGCGGCTTGTCAAGTTCTCTGAATTTGAAAATGTATTTCGGGTCGGCATTCTCGCCGTCTTGAGCTACATTTTCTTCCCTGTAGGCTTGAAAGGTTACTACTACTGGTGGTTCAACATCATGCTGTGTGAGGTACTTTGAATTTTTTAGGTCATGTACTGATGGCATTTCTTTCTCCTTGTTTAGTTCTTGTTTCAGTTTCACTTTGTTCTGGTTCTTTTGCTAGGGCCAATTCATGTACTTCTCCTTTAATAGTTTACGGTTACGTTCGGTACTTTCCCGTTAATCATATCACATATTAACGCCTTTGCAGATGCTTCTGAAACACATTTGCCTAGTATGGTCTCTAATATCTTATTGTTAACGTCTTTCCGATGAGCTTCATTATTTATCCGCTCCGTCTCTCTGAACTCTGTTTCTTCGGCGAGCTTCTTCTCTTTGGCCTCCAAGCTGGCCAAGTGCGCTGATAGTGCGGCAGCTTCGGCGGCGGCTTTATCCTTCTCTCTTTGGACGTCGGCGATGCGGCGATTCTCGGCGGCTACCTTGGCCTCTTCAAAGCTTACTAGGGCGTCTATGGCAGCTTGCTTACTAGTCTCTTCGGCTTTCTTTTTGGCTTCCTCGGCGATGGCTTTTTCACGTTCTACCCGTGCAATCTCTTCCTTCTCTTTCTCCAACTTCTCCCGCTCTATCCTGACAGCCTCTTCCCTAGCTTCCAGTTCAGCTTGCCGTTCGGCTTCCATCCGTTCCTCTTCGGCCTTGATCTTAGCCTCCTCTTCGGCTTTCTTCTTAGCGGAGGCGTCCTCGATGAGCTTGATCGGGGCGTATTTCTCTTCTATCTGCTTCGCAACCTTTTGTAGCAAGTCTTTTTCCTTGCCGTACATCGCCCTCGTGAACTTTAGGGCTTCTGCCTTACCTAACTTCCCGGCCTGCTTAATGAGAGGGTTGAGTTTGTTAAGATTCTGGAATATCCAACTTTTAGATTCCGTGATATCTTTCGGTGTGTCGTAGCATAATACAATATTGGCGCACCGCTCCATTGCAGCGTCCACGGCTGCGCTCACTTTGTCGTAGACTTGAAGTTCAACTTCCATTTCTACTACTTCTGATTCAGCTATCGTGTCCATTTTCTAAAGCTCCTTTCACAATACTTGCAAGCCGTTCTGTTTCTCCCAGGGTTGGTTGTGGATATATTTTACACACAAAATGATCGCGGGTCCCTCGAACCTTTAGGAACACAGCCCCTTTATGTTTGTTGCTTCGGATCAGTTGTATGTCCATTCTCAATCTCCCTTCTGGCTGTCATTCGTTTCTTGTATGCGAAGGATACGGGATTCTTTCGCTTTTCGGCACGTTCTCGGGCAGCTTCCAGGTATCCCGGTACTGGTGCTATCCCACCACCTGGAGTAATCATCATCGGCACACTGCCCCCACCTGGACATGCCAGGTAGTCACCCGTCCTCTGGGCGTGGCTCTGGCTCTCGTGGCGGCTGTCCTGCTGTGCTTTCGTTCTCGGTTGTGGGTGCATTTTTCTTCTCCTCTGGTCTAAGGGCATCGAAAGCCCATTCCATTATTCTTTCGTGCATCGCTTCGCACTTGCTCATTTCTTCACCTTGACGAAGCGAGCAAACGGCTTGTGGCCTTTGTCAAAGGCTTCGGCTACTACTTCTGTGCCGTTGACCCTATATTCATTATGCGATGTAGCGAACCAACCTCTAAAAGTGTGATCTCGGCATACGCCATCTATAAACATTATTGACGTTGATGGAGCTTTCGTTTCTATTTGTAATGATCCACCTCTATTCACAACCGCAATATCAAGGTACTCCGGCTCCGGCTCCCAGTCGGGCTTGAGGATGTAGGTGAAATGTTGCTTGAAGTGTCCATTGCCTTGTCGTAATATTAGCCAATCGGCGGTATCGGATAAAAATAAGCATCCCTCCAACTTCGCCTGTTGTATGAAAATGCTTTGCTCTTTTTCACTAAGTAACGCAAATGGCTGCGCCAACTCCGGCTTTTTCAGCTTCTCGATCAGTGCTTGCTCATTCATGGCAATCTCCTTTGGGTCAAGGCCAATATCTTTACACGGTCGGTAATCCCTAGAATGTACACTGTGCTTGTTACACCAAAATTCCGCATCACTGGGGACGGGCCGTTCGTAAAACTGACAGTCTTTACAGGTTTTCATGGCTTCTCCTTAATATTGGCCCAGCCTGCCTTCCTGGCGGTAGCGCTTGTTTTAATCGCTCTCTCGTCCTTGTACGGGCCGGGCCAGTGGATCTATTCACTGGGAAATTGGACAGAAAATCTCCAGTGATTTTTGGTGGCTTCACTAAGCCCATCAACACACGCAGCTACAACCTTACTTGACGTCTTCTTTGTTTGTAGCTGCCGGAGAAATTCTTTCTCCAATTCTGCCTGCTTGGATTCGGCCCATTGTTGCACTGCTTGCGTAGCAGCGTCCCTAATAAGCTTTTTACATAAGGCTTCTATGTACGTATACTTATTGTCGCTATCGTACTTAGAGCGATTGCAATTCTGATCCACTCTACAAGTAAGCGCAGCAGATACTACTTGCTCGACAACTGTTCGCTCAGAAGACAATGCCTCCGCAATAGCAGTTTGCACTTTTGTCTCAATTATACCCTTAATCAAATCTTCTGAAATCTTAATGTCGACTGTGTCCATCTGTCATTCTCCGGTTCTAAGGTTTCAATATTGCGAGCGGACGTCCATGCCCTACCCTGGTGGGTGGCCATCCTACATATTGGCCGGCTCGCGTTGTTTGTATCGGACGGCGGTTTGACTGAAAACGGGGAAGTACCGCCGCCCTTTGGTTTAGTAGCCCATATCACACCATCCTTTCTGTTGCAATGTACGGACTGGGTCCGGCGGGTCTCGAACCCGCACCCACACCGTTATAAGCGATGCGCTCTACCAATTGAGCTACGGACCCTAAAAGCCAGCCTCTCAGCAGTGAGCGTCAATGCCGACTTTCGTATAGGAGGTTCTTGGTAAAAAGTAGATTGAAAGACGGGCAGGATTCGGACACCTGCGAAGTTCGGATTTAACTACCTGCGACATTGGTTAACAGGTTAGCCGCCGTCATGTTCCACACATGAGCGTTACTCATCTACGCCGCCGCCTTCCAATCTACGTAAAACTATAGGGACGGACACCCGATCATAAGCCGGACTGCATGGCTACTTCGCCACCGATAAAGCCCGCCCCTACACTTTTGATTATTAACTTGTCATAAAGAGCTTTACTGCCGTGCGGGTCTATTCAGGGTCCGCTCCGTGCGGTGATCCGGTCTCGCGTATACATGGCTTGCACAATCGCGGATGTCCCGGCTCTTGCTCATCTACGACCGTTCCGCATCGCTCGCAAAGATACCCTTCAATCATCATGTCTGCTACTTCGCCCATCATTCCGCTCCCTTCTCTAGTGGTGGGACTATTTCGTGGCCAGTTGTATCGTACTTAGACAAGGCTGCAATCTTTGAATGCGTTCCATATTGAGTTGTCACTACCCATGTTAATTCCTGTTCGTCCCAAGATACCTCACGACACTCGTCGGTTGTGCATCCTTGTATCAGGTCCCCGCCCTGCATCGCCCCCTTACTGCCGAAGATTTTGTCTCCGTGCCTATCGAGTCGGCCTGTGAACTCGGCTGCGGTCTCGATGGCGATTTCGATTAGTCCGCTCTTGATGCAATAATCACCCGAGCACCTTGTTTCCTCGATGGAACAACGAGCGCTATCGAATATGAAATATTGATCTTCATACTTATCATAAAGAAGCGACCCCTCCACTAGATTGCCAGGCGTTCGTTCTGCTATGGGTAGGGCTTTGGGGTAGGCTCTTATCATTATAGCTCCTCTAGGAATTCTATGGTTATGCGGACGCGGTGCTTGCTGCCTGTTATCATTTTCTTAGCAATTCCGAATGCGCGACAAAATGCTGTTACGCAAAATGTTCGAGCGCCCCATCCATTCAAATACTCTATTTGCACAGGAGCCCAGTCAAATGAGCCTCTGGCCAAGATAAACTCTTTACTGTATTTCTTCTTTGCCATAATCGTTACCTCTTCTGTCTTTTCGATGCTTCTCTGCGACGACGTTCTTTCTTAGATAACGGTCCTTCGCAGGAACTACATTTTCGCGGATAGCCAACTTCGTCACCTATATAACCACCGCACTGCTCGCACAGTACGCCTTCTATTATCATATCAGCTACGTCGCCCATAATCGTTACCTCTTCTCTTTCTGCATCTTGAGGAACTTCTTGTGCATACGGTGGAGCTTGGCTAGGAATTTGACGGGGTTCTCATAATAGTCGTACACTATACTCATGCAATCAAAGTCAGGATCAATAGTAACCGCAGGACAAGGGCTACAGCTACCATCTCGGTTGCGTTTCATGTAATCACAAAAGAAGCAGTCTAAATATAACTTATAACCATGCTCTTTGAGCCAGGCCTCTTTGAGTTTCTCTATGTCCCGCTCATCCCCCGCCTCAATCCTCTCTACGATCCACTCCCACATCTCGATACAGAGACGCCAGACGGTTGCTATTCGCATTCCCTTTGTAGTCCTCATAATAGTCCTTCCAAGACTTCAAGCATCTTGTGAGCGGCCTTCTGCCAGCGTTTCCATTCTGGGGAGGTTGTGAGAGTGTTACTACAAATGTGGAATGATGCTAATTCGGCTTCATTCCAAGCAGAATGTCCAGTCAGACATCCGTTACCGTTAAGGATGAGAAGGCAACTCTCAATACAATCATGTATCCCATAATCGTAGTATCGCTCACACAAGGCACATCTCGTAGTCATTAGTGCATTGTCATATTCGCACAACTCTTCCGGCGTAGCCCTACACAACTGCCGCCAATGGACAATAGATGCCCTGAGTGCCGCCTTCGGGCCGTTGGCCGCTGCACGCTTAACTGTTTCTCGTGTTTGCCATTTCATCTTTCAGTTTATCCTTTCAGCCAAGGAAGGGTTCCGGTTCATATTCTTTTGGCTTCAACATCGCCATTAAGGCATCCGTGACTTCTTGTCCATACCGTGCCGTCACAAGTAGTCTACCTGCTAAAAAGGTAAGGTCTTCTACGTCTTGCTTCGTAAGAATCGCCCCTCCCACATACTTCTCTGGGTCTATATCCAAGGCGACATGATCCATGTGTCCTATCATATCTCTGTCTATTTCCATCAGTTCATCCTTTCATAAAATGCCCGGCCGGACTCGTTGCGGAGGGGTGTGACAGGCGGAGTCCGGCGCGGGCGGTGCATCTTGCCAATTTGCTGCGCAACCTTGAGCTTGCGTGCAGGAGTAAAGAAGTGATCGGCAAGATGGTTATTGGCAAAGCCCGACGGCGAGATGAATCGACGAAGACTACGCCGCCGTCGGGGTGAAACACTCCCATCCCGTCGGCATACTCCCGGATTGAGATGGGGCAAAATGCATCCCTGCTGAAAAGTTTCCAATCGAGTCTGTATTGTAGTCTTCGTCATAGCAATCACAATCGTAACGATTATAGCTTCTGTGTCAAATCAATTCCGGGCAAAATCTACTTCTGCGCAAGATGGCGGTTTCTGTTCTTGTTCACGCAAAGAACGGCACAACCCACTGGACAATCTTGACAATGGCCGAGACAATCATAATCCAGAGTGATAGCCCGAGTAGTATAATACCTATCTTCCAGCCGTTGAAAACGAATTGAGCATCGTAGTCGTGTGGGTCTCGTTCATTCATGGTTTACTCCTTTATTGCTTTGTATCCATGTACTCGCGAACTGATTCCATAGAAGCAACGGGGTGTTCTCGTAGGAAGCTTGATATCGTAGCCATCCCTATGGCAACGAGGTCAATGCAAGTACTAATCGGAAGCTCAGGGTGCATTTCCACTGCCATCTCGATTGCTGCATCACGAAACCCGTCGAGGTCTGCTTGCTGTTGCTTATTCAGCATGAGTCTTTCCTTTCTTCGCAAGGGCGGATTCGAAAGATTCATCCATGATTTGCAGTAACGCTTCGTTGGTTGCAACGGAATCGTCAGGTCGCGGCATGGACATTATTGCAATTGTCGTGCGAGCATTTGTTATCGCGTCCAGCAGGACCTTGATTGTCTTTTGGTCCTGGGCGTAGGAGTTGCAGGCTAGAGCGATATACTTTAGATACGCTAGTCGTGCCTTATCATTCCAGTCATCCACGTCACCCATTATCAGGGCGGCAGTTCTCTTGCCTCCGATAGATAGCATGAACAATTTGTCATCTATGATAATTGGTAGATCGAATGGTGCTTTCGGTGTGTGTTCCTCTGGCATGGTCTTCTCGCAAACACAGCAGAGATAGGCGACTGGGCCTTCGCTTAATTGCTTTAGGATTAACGGTCTTTGGCATTTAGGGCATCGTGGCATCTCTCTCATTCTCCTTTCAAAGTTTCAGTCATTCCTCCGCCTGTCTTTGAGACTTCGATCTATACGGACTTTTGCACGTCGGACAGCGGAGGTGTGGTATATCCTCGACTCGTGCCACTGTCACAAGCTTCTTAATGTAGAGGTCGATACTGCTTGAACAATTAGGGCACGTAAGGGACGCCTTGTAATATGCGTGGCCGTCAAAATATGTCCGACCACTGTGAGCATATAAAAACATTGCATATCCTCTCTAAAGGTGCCACCCTACCGGGAACCGCGAAGAAGTGCAGGCCTCGGCGGGCAGCGTTAGAACTACAACCTATCGCAAACGGCAGATTGTTGCAAAGAGAGAACCTTTGCTTTGAGCATGATAATCTGCTCTTTCCGTAACTGTTTCTTCTTTTTACTCTCTATTCTGCGACTTTCTTGTTCTTGCCTCATCTTGTCTTGGGCCTCTGGGCCTCTTTCGCTCACGGCCATCATTAAAACGTCGCACATCATTTCGCCAGCAGCATCTTTATCAATCCATGCATCTAGGGCTTCCATGACAATACCCCACTCTTGCTCACTTAATTTCGTGTCCATTAGAAATCCCTCTCGGTTTGGTACTCTGATTGTGATTGATTAGCCGTTGTCATTCTTTTGTGTAAGCCACGCCTTCACGATAGCGGGCGAGCCGTGGCACGTACTAGGAATATTGTTGTAGATGTAGTTGCAGATATCGAACATATCACGAAGATTGTCCGAGTCAGCCCGGCCAAATGCGCCCATCAAATCATTTTCTAAGACTAGCCGTAGAAAGTTTCCTGTCGGACAGTGTTCTTTCGCGTAACGATCAATTGACATCTTGATATCTATTCTCATAATCTTACCCTCTCAAAAGGTGCCGCACCACCGGGAGCAGATTATCGGCAGAAGGTTTGTCCCCGGCGGGCGACGTGAATATTAAAGTCAGGATGATTAGTTTGCCGATAACCATGATTTCTATAATATCGACCAATCTCAAACATAGCAAGAGTTATTTTTGAGAATTATCTTGCATAAGGTAAGATATTTACTATAATGTGCGATAGTGAATCAGAAACGTATATTCTACTAAAGGAAAAAATTATGGCAAACGCAAAGAAAAGTTTAACGAAGCGCGTGGTTCATCTTGATTTGCCCGTCAAGATATGGAAAAGGTTCCTGCACTGGTGCGTCGAACAGGGGCATTCAAGCTTGACGGCGGGGATTAAAGAGTTGATTCGGGAAAAGGTGAAATGAAACATATCGTTCTGACGCAAGGGAAAAGTGCGGTTGTAGATGATGATGATTTTGAATTAGTGAATCGTTTTAGATGGTATGCTGTTAATTGCTCCGGCATAATCTATGCGAAAACGGGTTCTAGTTATGCGAGTACGCATATCAATGGAAAGCGTAAGAGATGGCAGGCACACATGTATTTGCATCGTTTTTTGCTACACCCACCTGAAGGCTTTGTTGTTGACCACAAAAATAGCAATCCACTAGATTGCAGGCGTGATAATATGCGCATCTGCAAACAAAAGCACAATACGTACAATCGTAGAAAGTTAACGATTGGCCAGAGTAAGTATAAGGGTATTAAGTTTCATGGCCGTGACTGTATATGGGAAGCGCATATACAAATAGAAGGGCGGCGGTATTACCTGGGACGTTCACGTAACGAAACTCTCGCAGCATTGCTTTACGACAAAGGCGCTTGTGAATTATTTGGGGAGTACGCTTCATTAAACTTTCCCCGAATAGAAACAAAGCCCTCCGTGGCTAACGCCCATCCTTACTTGTCGTCGATGGTGTGATCCTCGACGTAGGTTGCGCCCGATCTTATATCAGACGCCATGCCGTGCATTGTCTGCATACAGCCTGAGTTCGTGAACGCCACGACTGCCAACAACCCAATTGCGATAGCCGTAATCAACCATCCGACAACCCTACACTGATTCTCCTCATTCATCTTCTTTCCTTTCTTTTAGACATTCGATTTTCCGGTGGCAAAACTCAATCGCAAGCCAATACTCCATGAACGCTCGCTGACTCGCCATTGGGAATGCCGCCCACAATGCGTTTAACTGATCTTGGTATTGTTCTATCGTTCTCATGGCATCTACTTCGACTATTTCAAATCGAGTCTTCAATCTATTTGAGATTTATTCTGGAATTGTTTTGACAGATCGCGGCGGAGGTGTTAGAATTCTGTGATGGACGTTAGAAATCAAAGTGTAATCATGCTTACAATCCCTGGGTCGGGCCATTTCTTTTTGTTTCTGGCGTCCAAACCGGCCTGGGGAGTTTTCTATTAGGAGAGAATAATGATAAAGTACAGAACGAAATCGTGGAGCTTGAAAATAGAAGAGGTAGAAATTAAGCGGCAGACATTGAATTCTGTGTGGCTCATGGATAATGCCCGCCGAGTCAAGATGACGCAGTATGAGAACTACTTTGATACAAAAGCTGAAGCGAAGGCGTATTTGGTTGATAAGGCACAGGCAAGAGTCGCCAGCCGAAAACAACAACTCCACAAAGCAAATAGTGAATTAGGCAACGCCAAGGCCATAAAGGTTTGACAACTGAATACAAGAGACGGCGGCGGCCGATGAGGTAAGCAGGAAAAACAAAAATGCCATCCTGCCCGTCTCTTTTTACAAGTTCATAGAGCAGGAACCGCATGATGAAGCGTACACCCAGGGAACCCCATTCCTGTCCTGGGCCTGCTTTTTTACAAATTCATCTAAGGAGAAACAAATGAGCAATCGAGAGACGAAATTTCGAGGCCAAGGCGTCAGAGATAAGAAGTGGCATTACGGCGGTTATTATTGGGACGGCATGTTTCCGTTTATAGTCGAAACGGTGGGCGGCAACTATTCATTCTGTGGCGTCATCCCCGAAACCGTCGGCCAATTCACCGGCCTCAAAGACAAGAACGGCAAGGATATATACGAGGGGGATATTTGTAAGGTGCATATATTCACTCAGGAACTGGGCGAAAATCTTGGCGTGCGGGAAGGTGAGAAGGAATTTGTGGCCCAAGTAAAGATTAGCAAGCGTGGCGAGGGCGTCATACTTGATAATGGAACTGAAATCGACTCAGGGCCAATATGGGCGTACAATGGATTCCATGAAGAGTCCCTTGAAGTCATCGGTTCGATCCACACCAACCCGGAACTCCTCGAATGAAAGAGAGGTATCGCTGCTGGCGCAAGAAATATAAGGAGCTAGGAATATGAGTCAATATGATTGCAGTTGGTGTAAGAATAAATTTAAGTTCAAGTTTCCCTATCGCTGCTGGAAGCAAGTAGCAAAGATCATATACACGGCAGCAGAGCGACGCATGACGCCTACATTGACGATTGCCTTTGCCTTCGATGGCCGCGAATGGGTGATTGACACAAGCCTCACGCACAACAAACTTACTGAGCTTGGTGGCGACTTGGACATTGCACTTGTTGAGCCTATGACAAGACAAGAATTCAATAGTCGCAAGGAAAAAGAGGATGCTGGCGATGCTTGGGACTACCATTGGCCTGATGATGTTGTGGATCGCACTCGCACATTTACGTTATTGCAGACGGTGTCCGCAATTGATGCGGATCGGGATATGCACATTACAGTCCAAGATTTTTTTGGCTCTCATCTAAGTCATATTTGCGGTATACGGAAAGTTATAACGGGTGAACATACACAGGTTCACCTTGAAGAAGCTTGGAGCCATAAACCCTAAACATGAATATAATGCCCTACTCAAAAGAGTTTGAAGGGGACATACTGAAATGAATGAATTTATAGATACGGCTGAAACAATGGGTATGATGCCTATATGGCAACTACAAGAAAAAGAGCAAGAGTTGCTTAATAAGGGATTCTCTCGGTGCCCTAGCGATATGCCGGTAGGGCCAGACACGGCGGAGATAGAATTTGCGTTTGTTTTTACAGAGGCATTCTGGAGAGCGAAATGAAAAAACCAACTGATCAATGCAGGCAATGGACTGAGCAAGAGTGCAAGGACGCCGCCATAATGGTGGGCAAGACTGAGGCCGAGGCAGTGGCGTATTACGAACACTTCGGCGCGGTAGGCTTTGAAGACGGCTGTAAGCGCCCCATAAAGAACCTACGGCTCCACATGCAGAAATTAAAAAGATTGAACTGGTGGCCGGGGGAAGGTTTCAATAAAAACTCAATACCATCTATCAAGAAGCTCCCCCAACACTTCGGCAAGAACTGCGGGAAATGTGGCCTTCCGGCCCGGCATAAAACGTCCGGCTCGCACGGAGACAACTACTTTTGTGAAGCTCACATATATCCGAAGACATTAGAGCGGTATCGTGAACGAGGATTCACCAGAGACGATGGAAGTGCATTATAAACGACGAACGCAATAGACAAATGGATGGATTGAGGAAAGCATGAGATGATATGGCTAATCCCCAAGAACTCACAGTTTTATCACTTTGTACCGGCTACGGAGGTCTCGAACTCGGACTATCCCGAGCATTGGAAAACCCTCTTAGGGTCGTTGCTGTGGAGATCGAAGCCTACGCGCTGGCGAACCTGGTCGCAAAGGCTGAAGAAGGTAAGCTGGCTATCGAAGCTCTGTACCCGGACCTTAAAACCTTCCCGGCAGAACGATTTTCTGGATGCTTTGACATCATCCTTGCGGGCTACCCGTGCCAGCCATTCTCAGTCGCCGGCAAGAGACAAGGAACCGACGACCCCCGACACCTTTGGCCGCATATTGCGGAACTCATTAAGGCAATTAGACCTGTTTGGTGCTTCTTTGAGAACGTCGCCGGACACCTTACCCTCGGATTCCCCGAAGTTTATTGCAGCCTACGAGATATGGGTTACTCGGTTGAGGCAGGCTTGTTTACAGCGAGCGAGTGCGGCGCGCCTCACAAACGGCAGCGGTTGTTTATCCTGGCCAACAGTGCAAGCGTCGATGATAGGCTCCGATGCAGAAACGAACACGGCCAGGATGAAGCGGTTGAAGGCCGAAGGGCGGCAGACGGGAGGGATTCGCAACCTGACTCAAGTAGTAATGGAACAAGATGGCCAGCCCGCCCCGGCGAGCCCCAGTACGAATGGGAAGAGCCGAGAGTTACCACTGTGGGCGACGCCAAGAAGCAAGACAAGCTCAAGCGGGGAAAATGTGGAGTACACGCCGGGCAAGAAGCCAACGAAGAACGGCAAGCCAATATCGACAACACTGACGGATCAAGTGCTATGGCGAACCCCAGCCAAGGAAGAGCCGGGGATCACGAACGAACGGCTGGAAGGGGAGCTCGGCGCGAGGATGTACGACAAGGAGACGGGGCGGCTGGCTCAGTACGGGCTGACGCAGCAGGTGAACTGGGGAACTCCCAGAGCAAACGATGCGGAGAAACGGGGGAACATAACAGACGACCCCCGGAACGGACTACCGGGACAAGCGGAGAATTGGGGGACGCCACGACAAACAAACAACGGAGGTCATTGCAGTCCGGAAACGACGGGCAAGGGTTCACGGCTGGAGGATCAGGCGGGAAATCAGGGGCAAAAGCTCAATCCGGACTGGGTAGAGCAGCTAATGGGCCTGGTCGTCAGGTGGACAGACTGCGATTATGTGGCAACGGAGTCGTACCCCAACAGGCCGAACTCGCATTTAGGAGCTTGATATGACCTACCCACGAGGCTTCACAACCCCCGCTGAGAGCCAGGCCCTCGCCGATAAGGTGATTGACCTGATTTCCAATTACAACGGCACACAGGCCGAAATGGGACGGTTAAAGAGGTATATGGGCCAGGAGCACAGATACACAAAGGCGCAGGGCCGTGATATTGATAGTATGTGGGGTAGATTCAAGCATAAGAAGAAGTTTAGGAAATGAAACTTCCAATCAATACCATCATAGAGGGCGACTGCCTCGAAGTCATGGCCGACTGGCCGGATGGGTGTGTGGATTTAGTGGTTACATCGCCGCCGTATGATGACTTACGAGACTATAGAGGGTATCATTTTGACTTTCAGGCTATCGCAGGGCAATTATTCCGCATTGTCAAAGATGGTGGTATTGTGGTGTGGGTGGTAGGTGATGCTGTTAAGGATGGATCAGAAACCGGCACAAGTTTCCGGCAGGCATTACAATTCATGCACATTGGCTTTCGTCTCCATGATACTATGATATACAATAGACCTTGTGCGTACCCTGGGAATACAAGATATAGTCAAGATTTTGAGTATATGTTCGTATGTACAAAAGGGAAGCCCATCACTACCAATATCATCAAAGATATAAGAAGCCTGACAGCCGGTCGATCTGCTATCAAGAAAAACAAGTTACTTAAAAGCGGATTGCGTACAGACGAAACAGGTACGAGATTGAGGCCAGAATTCAAGGAAAGACCTAATATTTGGACGTATAATGCTGGCGGCGGACACAATGATCCAATAGCCCACGAACATCCAGCAATATTTCCAGAAAAACTTGCAATCGACCATGTGAAAAGTTGGAGCAATAAAGGTGATATTGTACTTGATCCCATGAATGGCTCCGGCACTACGGCAAAAGCCGCCAAGAAGCTCGGACGCCGCTATATCGGTATCGACATTTCGAGCGAATATTGTGAAATCGCAAGGAAACGATTAGAGTCTACCGATACGGGCGTTCCTGTTAAGGAAAGAGACAAAGGGCAGATGCCTATGTTTCCTGTCCATGATGAATGATACGATGACAATTAGCACAGACAAGTTGAACAGAATCGCGTTCTTTCCAATACCGTACCCATCGGTTTTGATTGCGTTTCCATCGTTTATCCTTGCCATTAGGGTGGTGAATGTCCAATGCCACAATATTGTCAAAGCTGCACAGTTCACATTTGTTGCCTTTGTACTCAAACAAACGTGCTTTATAACCTCGGTAGTAGTCGGACTTGAGTTGTCGTCCGCGTCTTTCAGATTGCTTGTTACCTTCGGCAGCACACTTCGGAGAACAGTATTTGCGAGTGGGGTCAGTGTTTTGTTTACCACAAATAGGGCAAGTGGCATGGCCCCACCGAGCAGTCAAATAGCATTTCAACGAGCAGTATTTACCCCGTCGCCTATCGTATACATAAAACGATGTTTTGCAGTGCTGGCATTGTGCTTTCATAGAATAAGAGTATCGCACTATACTGGAAACGTCAAGCACAATAATACTAGCTTCGAAGAGTACTGCGCCATTGCCCGATCTCGTCTTGAGGCGGTAAGTACAGGTGTTCCAGTTAAAGAGCAGCGACAGGGCCAAATGGCGATGTTCCCATGAAAAAAGCCCGCCATTGACGACGGGCTGAGTCTTTGGTAGGTGGAGAGGCTTAATCTCGGCCAAAGCCTAAAGGCCATTCAATACTATCGCTTTCGTCACAAGCGGATTCAATATCGTTTTGTATTTGCTCTAACGTCTCGATAGCAGTGTCCAGTTTTTCAGCGACAGGACTGGAGTCCAGGTTCTCGGGTAGGTTGTCGCGCCATTCCTGGTACTCATCCTTGACGCTCTCAAGTCCGTCCAATGCTGCACGTATCGTCTCGATGGCATCTTCGCAACGTCTAGCTCTTGACTTTGCCATGATTCTTGTCCTCTCTAAAGGTTAAGGGTTAGTAGTTTGATTTATAAATCCCCGCTTGTGTTGCCACTACGACCGTGAGACGCCGGGCGGGGAGAGGTTAACCGGCAAGAAGTCTTTGCCCTTCTCGCACGCCAAACAGTAAATTGCTCTTGAATTTTGATGTTGCAAAGTCAATGTCAATGCCCATTTCGTCTACCGCTTCTTGTGGAGTCTTGATCCAACCGAGCAGGCGGCTTGCCTCAACATTGAGGGCCTTGATGAACTCTTGGTCGAGCTTCATGTGGACGTTGCCGTTTTTGAAGCATCGGACTTGTGCAAGCAACGTCCCATTAATAGCATAGAAGCTGTGTTGCTTGTTTGATTCCCATTGCTTCGTGTGTGTGCTGGCGACGTTAGCGAAGCCGAGGTTGTTCGCAATTGTGAAAACGTTGTTGATGAAAGCGTGGCAGTTCTTATACAGATTGTTCGGGTAGTCATAACCACCGAATTCTCTATCATAGATCGCACAGTGCTGGCTTGAAATGATCCTATATTCGAGCGTGTAGTGCGTATGTTCTTCGCCCTGGCTCCGACTGTATCGCCAGCCGTCCTTTTCCCATGTCTTAAGATTTGACTTGTAGTTCTTGACACACTCAGGCTCCGAGAGTTCCTTGAATACCTCAGTCAATTGGTCGTCGATATACTGGTTGGCGTTCTTGATAACCCACAACACGACAGCGTAAGCATTGTCACTGCTGAAATCAATATTGCAACTTGCGTTTAGTTTCTCCAGCATACTGTCTCTGGATTTGCTTGTGAGCCGGTTGGTTATCTTGTCGAGCCTGTCGAACAACTCATGCCAGTATTTACATTTGAGTCCTTCAATTTTGAGTTTGAGAGCTTTCTTCACTTCGTCGGCTGCAATGCCGATTTCGTTCAATAATGCCTTGTCAAGCTGGGAGAGGGTTTTGTAATTCTCGCCAAGCTCTTTCATTTCGGCAGTATACAATTCGACCAAGCGTTCAACGAGGTTCTGCCCTGGTACGAGTTCTTTCAATGGATCCGGCCGCTCCGTCTCGTCGTCGTCGATGTGTTTCAACTCTTCAAAGCCTGCAAAGTGCTCTGTGAACCATACGTCGAAAGGATCGTTATCTGATTTATCCCAACTACTCTGCGACTTGACGTGCAGCATGATCTTGACAATATCCACTTTCGCCCGTGCTTGCCTATCGGCGTCCAAGAAATCACCCGACCAGATAACCCTAGCCGTGAGGTCTCGTTGTTTCAATGCCGCTTCAATGAGCTTTGAGCTTGACCACCGCTCGGGCATGATAAGATAAACCTGGTTGGCGTTTGCCTCTTTGATAACCTGTGTGGCCCATGCTTCATATTCTGAATAGGGCGGATTACAGAAAACAACGTCAACGTTTTTATCAATTAGCGTTTGGGCGTGGAAGTCAGTACCGACAATACTGATGTCAGGCGGCATGTTCTCAATGTGAACGATTGACTTTTCAATGGCGTATTTGTCGATGGAGCTTCGGAAACGTTCATATCGTGCGGCCTCATCACCTCGCTGCGACCGTGCAAAGCAGAGCTTGTCGATTCTTTCCAGCACCCGCCCATCGCCCGCGCCAATATCCAGCATTGACGACAGGTTCCCACAATGCCGAAACACAACTTGAATCATTTCGTCGGTCGTCGGATACCATTCAAAATCTTGCTCGTGTTCTTTGAGTAGAGTTAGTTTGTTTCTGGTGTTCATTGTCGTTACCCTTTCAGATGGTGCAGCCGCACCGAGCCATGACAACGCCAGTTGAAATGTGCCCGGATTGGCTGCGTGAATGTGTTGGCTAATTTGATATCCTAGTGGCGTTGTCATAAAAGTATTATCGACTATCCCTCCCGCAAACACAAGGACAATTCTTGAGAATGCGCAATTTGGTGGAACATATTCGACGAGCGCAGCCAAATGCTTATTTTTGGGCTAAATTACCCATATTACTTTTCTAGGAATATTTCAAGATTTGTGTGGACGAACAAGGTTTGTGATGATATCGTAGGAATTGTAGAACGTTAACGGAGTAACATTGTGACGACAATGGATGTTGACAAGACAGTAATGCGGGAACAGGATGTATTTGGCCGTTGGAAGCGTTTATACACCTTGAACCCTGGTAACAGCTTTGAACGCCCGGAGCTTTATCTTAACCGATAACAAGCCGAGGGCGTTTTTTTTAGACATGAAGGTATTATCGGTTATGATAAAAAAAGCTTTGCCGACAAGGATGTTAAGCTCTTTGAAAAAAGCATATTGCGGACTGTACTCGATAGGCCCCGTGACACGTCTAAGACACGTTGCGGACTTGGCCAGGGAGTTGCGGGGTTCGCCCAACTATCAAATGTCCTGCGCCGTCTGCCCGCTTGACGACAGGCCCTTATGTTACACTGATTGCTCGGCCTAACAAGCCACCGTAAAGCTTAACAGTCCTTATCCCAGTAACATAAGGACAAAAGCGGTCTTGCGCCTAAAAAGAGGACGAAATGAGCAGGAAAAACGGATATAGACTAACAACGGCAAACTTGAAAACTCGGGGCTTAACAAACGAGGAATACCAACAGCAACGTCTTGAGATTGCCGCGACAGAGCTATTGGAACACAAGGCCAAGTATCGTAAGGGTAAGAAGAAAGCCTATAACCCAGGCAAGAAGAAACGCCGAGATTGGCCGGGTAAGATACCATACTCTGATTGGCAGCACATGCAGAGTATAAAGCAGGAAGTGAAACACTCTTTAGGATAAGAGAGAATGAAACACGTTCCAAATGCGTTGACGACAGAGACTCTTGACAAGTCCGATAAGGGAGAAGATATGCATGAGTTCTCCAGTATTGAGGAATTGATGAATGAGAGCCAGTTGGAAGATAGAGACTGAGCAGGGGCGTTACTTGTATTGCTTTTGTCCGGAATGTTCAATGCCCCTAAGAGGTAGTCGGAAGACTGATTGGCTTTGGTGTGCGAATAAGCGATGTAGCTTTGCAACAACAAAAGGTAGGTTTTGCCGGGAGAATAAAGCGATTGATATCAAGCCAAGTTCTCCGGCAATTGACGAACGAGACAACAGGATTAAGATGTTACTACGCAAGGTTTTTGTATGAAACTTAAAAAGAAACACCAAAGTCTCATTCAGCTAATCTATCTCTGATGGACTGCTCCCATACTCGAAGGTCAGCCGTGCGTTGCTGTTGGCCGAAGAACAGCCGTAAGCTGGAGATATACGGATCTTCACGCTGAACAGCACAGCCAGAGCAAAAGAGTAGAACGAACAAAATAATCTTGAATATTCTCATATAACCCATTATACCACAAAAAGAAGAAAAGTAAAGGATTACTGAGATGCCCCACAAAGGATCACGGCCATACAAGATCAAGCCAGGCCACAAAAGACCCAAGAAGGCCAAGAAGGTGCGGAAGAGATAGTGGCGAAGAAACGGAAAAAGAGCAATCGGGGGCCGGGTAAGCCGAAGAAGGTAATCACGCCGGCAAAGATGAAGAAGGCCGAGGGCTATGCTCTTGATGGTTGCCAGAATCACACTATCGAAGTGCTGATGGGATGGCCTAATGCCTTCATTGAGAACCGAAAAGATATTACTAAAAAGTTGCAGAAAAAGCGAGCGGAGCGGAAACAGAAGCTTCGTAATGCTCAATATGTGAACGCCACAGAGAACCACTCAAACACGATGCAAGTTTTTCTCGGAGTGAACGAACTTGACCAGAGGGATGTCAAAACACAGGAAGTCAGCCGACAGACATTGGCAGACATTGCTGCTATTGTCGGCGCTGAGTTGCCTGGGGATAAGCCAGATGGTAACGGCGACAAGTCTTGACAGGGCTATTGACGCCCGGCGGATTGCTTTCCAGCAAGACCCTATTGGCTTTGCGGTAGAGGTGTTGGGGATGCGTCGGGATTGGATTTGGCCGAAGATGGTGGAAATGGCCGAAGGTGTCCGGGACCATCAGCGAGTGGCCGTGCGGGCCGGTCATTATGTTTCAAAGACCTATGGCCTTGGGCGCATCATAGTCCCTTGGTTCAAGACATGCTTCCTTCCCAGTACAGTAGTAACCACAGCCCCGAGCGATAATCAGGTTCGTAATCAATTGTGGAGAGAAATCCATGCCGCTTACTCAAGTGCCAAGGTTCCATTAGGAGGAACAATCACCGCCTTGCAGTGGGACATGCAACCCCACAAAGAAGTACTCGATGCTCTACCCCCGGAATCCCGCGCCAATTGGGCCAAGAACTTTGCGATAGGCTTCTCGACCAGTCCGGATTCAGCAGCCGACCACGCCACAAAGATGCAGGGCTGGCACAACGAGTGGGTATTGGTGGTGATTGACGAAGCGTGCGGCATGGCTCCGCAGATTTGGAAGACTGCAAACGAGGGGCTTATCAATGACGATCAGTGCAAGATCGTCGCGATAGGCAACCCGACTGACCCTGAGTGTGAGTTTGCGCAAGCCTGCTACTCTTCGGACCCCATCAAGAACGAAGGTAAAGAACCATATATCAGTGACAAGGGCTGGTATGTGATAACCATCGACGCCCGCGATACTCCGAACTACATCGCCCGTAGACGTATTATTCCCGGATTAGCAAGCTATGAGTGGGTCCAGGGGATATTCGAGGAGTACGGCGAGGACGGGGACGGATCGAGGTATCGTGTTAAGGGTTTGTTCCCGACGTCGAAGGAAGGTACGTTTTACGGTGATCTGCTCGCGCAATCGCGGCGGGATGGTCGAGTGGGTGAGTATCCGCACGATCCAAGCTATCCGGTGTATACGTTCAACGATTATGGTGACAAATGGACGGCGAGCATCTTTGTGCAGTTTATCAAGGGTAGAATTCGCATTATCAGCGACTATTGGGATTACGAGGGGCAGGGTGCGCCGGGTTGGGCGGCTGTTTGTACGGCGAGGGGTTACAATTACGTCGATCATATAGCCGGACCGGACCTTGATCCGAACACAGGAAGCAACCGCAAGCCGTTCGCTACCGGCCAACTCCTCGTCACGACATTGCAGCAGTTGGGCTATACTGTGCAGGCTTGTGAGTCACATTCTTTTGACGACGGTATTCGTGTTGGACGTCAAGTCTGGCCATTGATTGAAATTAACCAGCCGGAATGTTCGACCTTTCTACAAGCGGCTGGTGGGTATGGACGCAAGAAGAACCTTGCGCTTAGTACGGCCAATCATCCTGAGTATCATAATCAGGTAGCCCAGACCTGGCACCGTCACATCATGGACGCATACAGGCATTTGGCGGTCATGTACCGGATTCACCAGTACAAGGGAGACACTATCGAGGGGTTGTACGACTACAAGGCCCTCGGTGTCGGTAAGACTTCATACAGTAACAACGTTCTATTCCGGGGCATGTTAGCCGGAAGAAAGGGGGCCAAACGTGGATGACGGAAGCGATGACCCGGTTATAGATGAGGCCAAAAGGATTGACGACAGCTTATCCAAAGCTTTTGGTTTAGGTGAGCCGAGTAAAGAACGGGGTGAAGCGAGGGAAGCAGAGCGAGCGGTAGAGGCTCAATTCGCATCTGAGTTCGAGGAAGGCCCGGAGCCCACTACACCAAGGACAGGCGGTCCCGCACGTAGGCCCTCAAAGCGTAGGCGGTTCAGTGCTACTCAGTTCGCTAATGAATGGCTACCGCCCATATTGAGCGATGCAGGATTATTGGGATAGGAATATGGCGATAGACAAACCCTTATACGACCGGATTACAAACAAGTGGGACGAACTCGACGAGGTCTACGAGAGGATAGGAAACGCCCGGAAGAACATCGCGGCTTTTTTCCGTCCCGATCTCGGTGTGGAGTACGACGAGAACCACGATATGCTCATGCTGGGGGGTGATATTTACGACGGCTCACCGCCCTGGGTGGCTCGCACGATGAGTACCGGGCTGCAAGGTAATATTGTCTCAAAGCGTATCGACTGGATAATGTACCTGATGGGCGATAGGCGATTGAGGGGTATCACCGAACTCGATCAATGGACTCAGGATGTGAAGGAGCATAATACCGACGTCTACCAGAACTCCAACTTTTACGACGTCCAGCCGCAATTCACTTTAGATGGTGTGACGACTGGTAGTCCGGTGATGTTCGGTGAGGAAGATTTAGCTACTGGCCGGGTTATGTGGATACCCCAGCATTATCTCACCTACCGATTGTTCTACGACCGCTTCAATGAGAGCGAGGGGATTATCATCAAAGATACTCAGTGGTCGGCCAAGAAGATTTTCGACCGCTTCGCCCCAGGTCCGAGTATCGAGCAGCGGTTACAACTGGCGAAAGAGAAGTTTAGTCTTCCGCTCTACACAGCGATCATCAGAGGTCAGATGGATTCACGGTTCACCATTTGGCGGGCGGTGTTCAAGCGTACCGATCCGATATGGGAGGGTAAGAAGCAGCCTTTGGGCGGTAAGCTGTGGATCAGTGCCTTTTTCGAGGAGTTGGGCGCCGGTATTATCGCCAACAAGGAGACACCTCTAGAACTCTCAGGGTACTACAGCAAGCCTTACGTAGTCTGGGACTACGATAAGAAGTTATGGGAAGCGGCGAGCCGCACGCCGGCATGGGAGGCTATTTACGACGCTGCGAGCCAGAGCCAGGTATTCAAGAACTACCTTGAGAACTTGCAGCAGAAGACCCGTCCGGCAATGGCTATTTTGGCCTCGATGCAGGGTAAGGCAAACTTCTCACCCGAGGGTGAAGTGATAGTCGAGAAGAACGATTGGAACTTCAAACCTGAACCGATCAATAACGTCGGTGACATTCGTTTGGACCGAGAGACGATGGACTTGTTCGACCAGAAGCTCTCACGTCATTTCCACTTGGAGATGTTCCGGCAGTTCACTGACATGGCGGCGAACAGTACTCAGCAGTTCAGAGTCTTGCAGATCATGGAGATTGCCGGTGAGCGGATTACCCAACTCCTGCCGATGATCGAGACGCACGAGCGGTATCTTTCGCAGGTCGACGACAGGGTCATAGACATCCAGCGTCAAGCCGGTAACGGGCCTTTCGCCCCGGAGGTACTCGAAAGGGTGGCGGATATCGTCTCTTTCTACACTGGCGAAGAGACTTTAGGTGTGGATTTACAGGTACAGTTCATCGGTACGCTCAGACAGGCCCAGCAGATGCAGCAGAAGTTGAAGCCGATCCAGTTTGGCGTATCGGTAGCTTCTGAGATCGGCAATGCTCTAGGTGATCCTGACATTGCCCGTCTGATGGTCAAAGGCTACGAAACGGTGGATGAAGCTTTACAGGCGGTCCACTTCCCCGAGAAGCTTACGGTGGAGAAAGAGGAGTACGAGAAATCCGTCGCGGCGCTGGCCGAGGCCCGGGCGCAGCAGGCTCAGTTTGAGAACGCAGTCGAAATGGCGAAGGCGTCGAAGGATGTATCGGGTCCGGTGGACGATAAGAGTGTACTTGGAACTTTGGCAGGGAGTGCGGCATGACAGAAGATCAAAACAGGGTCAATCTTTCACTGATAACACGTCGCGGCTACCTTCACGTCGGCCCGCCCGAGGAGTTCCTATCAGTTAAGATCAGGGACTTGTTCGGTCTAATCACTACCGACCGGGGCGTGGCCGACCATAATAGCATGGCCGAAGATATCAAAATGATGGTAAGGGAAGCAGATCACGGCGAGTTTTTCCGGCAGATATCGCTCGTGATAATCAGTTTCGCCGGTAAGGGAGTACAAGGTGGCCAAACGCAAGAAGAAGGTTAAGAGAGTCAAGAAGAAAGTTCATTCCGAAGAGAAGCAGGATGTAGCAGAGGAGTCTTCGCGTTCTCTCGGAGTGCTTGACGTCCGCAAACCTGCCATATCGGAGGCCGAAGCTACCCGTCAAGCTGAGATCACGACTATCTGCAAAGAGACAGGCTTTGCTCGGAACGTAGTCGAAGCGGCTCGTAAGACCGGGTACGTCAAGTTGCAGATCATGGGTTTTTCGGACGAAGAGAGTTTGAGGGTTGCCGTATTGCGAGTGAATCCGAAACTGGTTGGTATGTTCCAGCAACCGAGCGAGAAACCGGTCCTCATTGTGAAGGATACTGAGTACGAATATGCGGAAGCCGCGTTTCACGTTCCCGTACTGGCCGGGATGGGCAATCAGGCTAACCGAGCCATGAAGGAACAGCGGGGGATTGACGCTTATATCCGGCGCAACGGTATCCGGAACGTGGACAAACTGGTAATCGAGCGGTTCTATACCCCGGACGGGAACAACAAGGTACTCTCGGCAGTGAGAGTAGAATATCGAAAGGAGAAACAGTGAACAAGGATGAGTTCGTAAAGCAGGTAGAACGGATTTACAACAAGGCGATGGAAATAAGCGATTTGCAGATGGCTATGACCGCGTTGCTCAGTATCAGAGAACTAGGAGGGACGGTCGATGTTGAAGACAGCAGGACGTGCGCGATATGTGGTAATTGGTTGGTTTGCCCTACAACCTTGGTCCGGGCAAAGGCCCGAGGGATTTGCGTTGAAACAAGAAACCATCAAGAGTGTTTTGATGATGGAATTACGGGTCAAATGGGAATAGCGCCAATATGCCCTGAGAGTAGTAAGTGTGAGTTTTGGATTTCAAAAGGAGAACAAGAATGAAACGAGGACTATTAATTGGATTTACAGTAGCGATATCGCTGTGCCTGCTCATGGGCGCCGCGAGTAATGCCCCGAAGTACTGGCAGAATGAACTCTTGACGCTCAGTCCCCAGTGGCTCAATGTGTTCGGCTACACCCCGGACTCCATCCTGGCTTATCAGGACTGGGTCCAGAACAAGAAGGACGCCATGCACGACGCGGAGCTTACGGCTATCAAGCAGAGGCTCTTGAAGCTTGAAAGTGCAGTGGTGGACCCGAATGAGGCGGTAGAATGAAAACGACTGATGACTTAAAAGCTCATTGCCTTGCCCAGATGAACATACACCGCGATCTTGAGAAGGGGTCAGAGGCGGCGGGCTGTCCCATTGGGCAATCGGCACATAGGGGGCAAATTACCGCCTACAAGGATGTGCATACATTGCTGAGTATTTGGTTCTGTGAAAACAAAGCGAAGAAAGAAGGAGACTAACTAAATGGATTGGGTAAACGAACTGACACACGAATCACTGACAACACCCGAGGCAAAGACGGCGTTGTCGAAGTATGATAGTCAAGAAGCTGCCCTGGTAGGCGGCTTGAACGCCATGAAGACAGCCGGTGCGCCGTTTAGGCTACCGGAATCGCTGGACCAAAGCCATATCAACGACGAGATGCGAGCGGAGTTCACGAGCAGGGTCGGGAAGCTGTTGGGTGTTCCGAACGAAGATGCTCTAAATGACGTGAATTTCGCCGACGGCCTGCCTAATGCCGATATGGTCAATGCCGATCTCGTTTCGACGTTCAAGAAGTTCGCCGTCGAGAACCACCTGTCGAAGTCTGTCGTGGCCAAACTGGTTAAGATGAACAACCAATTCTCCGTATCGTCAAGAACGGCCCAGGATCAGGCGTCAGCCGACGCGCACGCTGAGTCGGTTAAGACAGTCAATACTGCGATGGAGGCTTCACATGGCGGTAAGGACGGCGTTGCGAAGCACGTTGAACTGGTGAAACGGCTATTCAAGAATCATTCGGGCTTGAGTGGTGTAGAGTTCGACAGTATCGCCGAAGGACTTACCAAAGGTCCGTTCGCTACCGACCCGGCGATGCGCAAGGCTCTTTACAACCTAGCCGCTGCGGTGGTGCCGGAAGCGGTGACGGGCAGTCAGGAGCAAGTGGCTGCGAAGAAAACAGCGAGTTCGTCAATACCAACCCGTTTCCCAACATTAGCGAAACATCTAAACTGGAAAACAAGTTAGTACCGAACAAACACCAGACACCTTCCGAAAGGAAGCCTGGTTGCTCGCTCCAAAGGGGAGCGGCATAGCACGGCCTGTCAGTGTTAGGACGAGCCTCGAAAGAGACACCTCTCCGAGAACGTAAACTAAACGATTTTTTGGAGAGTAAACTCATGGCAACTAACACAGTAGGCGTATCGGGGAACATTCTCGACGTCCTCAAATTCAAAATGCCTGACGGCAGTGCGGTCGACCAGCCGATTAACGCGATGGTCGAACTCAATGATTTCCAAATGGACATGCCCGCCCTACCGGCAAATGGCGGCATGACTCATCAAGGTCTCAGGACGATACAACTACCGACCGGCTATCTCACGGACGTCGGTGGTTCGTGGAAGAGTTCCAAAGCCGAATTCGAGATGTTCATTGACGGTTTGATGACACTTCGCTCGACGTACAGAGCGCCCATAGACACTTATGAGGTGGAAAGTGCAGAAATTGGTCAAGCTCAACTCGAAGCGAACCTCGACGGTCATATTCACGCTCTCACTCAGGGCTTGATGAATATGATGCTCGAAGGTTCTTCGGTTCCGAACCAAAGTGGACTATCGGCCCTGATGCAGCGTGACCCGTACACGACGCACGACAGTTCCTTCACATTCTCGGTAGGCGGATCAGGAAGTAACCTGCGCAGTGCATGGCTGATGAAGCCTGGAATCGACACGGTCCACACAGTCTACAACCCCAACCATCCGACGCTCGGTATCGAGCAGAAGGATATGGGAGTCCATCCCGTAACCGGATTGGGTACATCAAGCGACGAACACAGATGGGATATGTGGATCGAGCATAAGATCGTTTCTGGTATCGTCATCAAAGACCAGACTGCGGTTAAGCGAATCTGCAACATCCCCGTAGGTTTGGCTGACTATCCCGGTGAGGACGTCATTAACCTGGCTATCGAGGCGTCGATCATCAACGCCACGAAGCAGCCCGGTAAGAGCCAAGGCCTCGGCACCGCTTCACAGATCCTCAATACGTGGATGTTGTACTGTGACGAGCGGCTGTATGCCAAGATCGTCCGTGCCAGCAATGACAAGCTCATGGTCTACATGTCCGACCAGAACATCTACCGGACGAGTCTGCCGATGATCGGTACGAACATCATCATCAGGCGCATGGACGCTCTGAATCACGCTCTCGGCTCGGGTGAGACTGAAATTGCCGCTGCGTCGTAAACAAGTGAAACACTATCCTTTTTAGGAGAATTAGCATGATACTTCCGAAACTTGGAAAACTGAGTGTGGCTCAGGCTTTAACGCCTACCACACAAGATAGTACGAATGTGATTTTGATGTCGGCGATTCCGTTTGCGGCATGGGCTGACGTATGGCTGACTATCGACACGAACGTCATTGCAACTGGTGACGGGTCCGATGTATTTGACTTCTCTTTGGTGGTTTCCCAGGAAGATACCTTGGACACCAACCTTGAAGTTGTGGCACAGCGCATCACCGGCATTGCCGACTCTCGCCTTGCGACAACTTCAAGGTT